AGCTTCCTTATTATCCTTCATGAAAGTTACAACGGCTTGTAATACCGGTATCAGTGCCGGTAATATTTGTTGAGCAATCGGTATAAAGGCCTGTGCTAAACCTAATGCAACTTGCGTAGCTTCTGCTTTCAAGATGTTCATTTGAAGCCATATTTCATGGAGTGATTTAGGATCTATGCCAACACCTTTGATTTGTGACGCGGCTGCTTGTGCATCTGCGTAATTTTCAAAGACTTTAGTAAGCTCCATTCCTTTGGCACCTAATGTTTCAAGCATGAATTCTTGTCCACGGCCTTGTGCCACTGCATTTTGGTAGCCTTTAGCCATTGCATCCAACTGTTGATTCATAGGCAATAACTTGCCATTGGCATCGGTCAATGATACACCAAATTGACTGAGGTATCCTTGCAATGCTTCTGCACTTTTACCGCCACCTGCTAAAGTCTTATCCATTTTAGCGAATGACTTAGCCGCCGCTTCTACATCAACACCACTTAACGTCATAATCTTCTTAAATTGAGACGTCTCGGCAGTTGTCATATGCAGTTTATTGGACAATTGATAGAGTGCTTCACCGGCATTAACCACATTATCGATAATGGCACCAATACCAAATCCACCGGCGGCAACCATAGCGAAACTTGCAAGCTTTCCTGTAATACCACTTACCGCAGCACTAGCACCTTGCGCAGCTGATGCAGCACCTGCTAAAGGACTTGCACCACCCATTTTACTGATTGCATTTTGATGCGCTGTCTGACTTGCGATATTAGACCGCAACTGGGCTTGCCGTTGCAACATAGAATTTAGCTTTTGCTCAGCTGCAATTGCTGCGTTCCTATCACTAGCGTTACCAGTCTTTTGCGATATGGCCTGTAGTTTTCTATACTGCGCCTGTTGGTCTTTGATTGCATTAGATAATTTGTTGAGTTCCTGAGATGCTTTTGATACGGAGGAGGATAACCCGCCATCGAGTTTACCTTTAATGGCAATCGCCATTTCTAAGACTTTATTGGCCATTATTTTCTCCCTTTCATTGCTTTATTCTCGCGCTCGATACCATCACTAATGAGCTGAACGTGGACTATGAACTCATCCACGTCTAGCTCTCGAATGAAGTAGTCCATCGATGTGCTAGTGTATTTACTACACGTAATCGCACACTCGGTGAAATACCGTTCTAGGTCTGTTATTTTTCGGAATTGAGCAAAAAATTCTGTACCTCTAAGCAGATTCTAGTGAAGTCGGCAGCCGGAAGGCTATAAATATCATCCACTTTACATCCGCATACAGCAGCTGCTACATGTGCTTGATATGTCATAGATAACGCCGGAACTGTAATAGTTTTATCTTCACCCTTAGCTGCCTTTTCGCATTTAATTAATGTGTAACCGCTAATACCTTCAAATTGTAAGGAATGACCAGCTTTTACTAATTCAATACCCGTTTGTTCATGTGTTTCATTCATAGTGTTATGTTTACTCATTAGTGATTGTCCTTTCTACAGACTAAATACCGAGTGCAGCACGAACATCGCCAAGGAAGTCTGTGCCATCAGAAATAGAATCTTTATAAGCATATTTATCGATTTCACGAACCACTTTGCCATCTTGTTCTAGTTTCAAATATGTAGTTTCAATTGTGTTCGTTGCATCAATAGTATTACCAGATTCATAGGTGCCATTTTCTTTAGATTTAGCACGGCCACGAATAACGGCACGTGTAGGCACGATTACATATTTATCTTTACCACTATCCCAACATTGGATAGCACCACGTACTTCTAAGCGTACGCCACGGCCACCTGTAAGTCGGTGTGTAGTTTCTGTTGGAGTGTTCCATGTAAGTTTAGTTTCCATAGAGGAGTAGTGACCAATAACTGGCGCTTCTACTTCGCCTGCAATACCCACACCTTTTACAGTTTGAGTCATTACAGATTCACTAGGTAATTCCACTTTGGCAACACCTAAACAGTTGTCAGAACCTTCTTCATATACACGAAAGTCATTAAGTACTTCCGGTACTTGATTGATAGATGCCATGATTTATTACCCCTTTCTATACTGTTTGAAATAACGTTTTGAAATATGAAACATCATATTCAGAAATGCTTTCAATTTCTTGCGCTGGAATTGGAGGTGTACGGAATTTGTGGAAACGAATAATACCATTCAACAAATCTGTTGTAGGGTTTTCTGCTTCTTTAAATTCAATACGACCACCTAAGATAAAGCCACGAGAAGTAAGACCGTTAAGACGGATTGTTTCACTATCAAGAATTGTCTTGATGTTACGTGGCAAGATAGGCATATCTACTTTTTGCCAATACGTTAAGATGAATGTTTGGTCATCCCAATCATTGAAACGACGTACACAAATAAATGTATCCTTAACATCAGTCGTGCCAGGATATGCACCTGTGTAGTTGCCCCAAGATACCCAACCATTGATATTAACGGCTGTCATAATACCTTGAGAGTTCAATAAGTTAGCTTGGGAATGTGTAAGCATAACTTCCTTACCATTAGCTAAGCACAAGCCTGTGATGTTCATAGACTTATTGGAAGGCGATAACGTAGGAATATCGCTATTGGATGCATCGCATTTACCAATAATGCCCATGATGTGTGTAGACATATGGAACATATAATCGCCATTGCGAACCATTGGCCAACATACGACTTCAGATTCACCTGTATAACTATTACCTTTCTTCCATTCGTAAGCATCTGTGTATTTAACAACTTGTGTAGTATCAATATCTACCAAAGTAGTCGCACCAAATAAGTTATTAATAACACGAGATTTTGCTTTCATTACGGAAGCCACTGTAGGATTTTGAGAGAATCCAGGTGCAGCAATAAGACCAGGCACAATGCCAAAATGATGATAGATTGTATCAATTAATTCAAAGCCTGTTGCCTTTTCATTGCTATCCACACCACCGATTACGTTCTTATAATCGAAATTTTCTAGATCAAGTTCATCATATGTGAGGTTTAATGTAGTTGCGGAATCGAATTTACCACCTTTGATAACAGAGATGATCAATTGATTCTTGTCATCAAATGCAGCCGTGTAATCTGTGTTGGCCACACCTGTTTGTCCTGCACCAGATACTTGCAAGGTATTGAGCAATACTGCTGCTTTTACAATGCATTTCTTTTCTGTCAATGTAGCAGTTGTCGTGGTTGATTTCTTATGCTTAGCAGGGTCCAATACGTTAACAAATACGATTGGAGCTACGCCATACAATTTGAATTGCGCGTACATTGCTTCACATAATGTGAAATGTGTCCAATCTTCAGAATAGCCAAGTTGTTGAACAGCTTCTTCCCAGCTATAGCAGATGATTGGCTTATTAACTACTGTGCTAGGGTCTTCTGTAAGGTGTACTGGTGCAGTACCGAACACAATTGGAAGGCCGGCAGTAGTTTGGACAGGAGCAATTACAGAGGTAGCTTGCTCACTTGTTTTGACGCCATGATAAAATGCCATTTACTTCACTCCTTTATAATTCTTCAATGCGTTTACATAGAATACATTTAATTGTGTGCCTTGTGTTCTCACATCAATCATTGCTTGATTGAGTTCATCCAAAGGCACGAATAAATGCATAAAAATAGGGTCTTCCGCTTCCGGCAGTGGTGCACCGTCGCTAAATACCATGAATTGGTTTAGCCGGCTACTGCGGAACGAAGGCCCAACATATACAACAGTGTTCATCGTTGTCTCCTATTCAATTACTTTATTATCCGTAAATATCTTATTTAGATTTCTACGAATAACAGGAATATACACTTCGAATTCAAGATATCCAACCCATTGAGGATATGGTTGATCATCAGGAATTGTTGTATTAACTGTATTCTCCTTAATTTCATATTTAAGTGCGACAGGATTATCAGATAACAACCGCTCACGCACTACCTCTAATAGGTGATATAGTCCGACATGTCCTTTAGTTAAGGCTTCATCATAAGTAGTTACCAACACTGTAATCCCTACAGTCGAACTATCTGCATCATTAACAGAGTACGGATGCACTACTACGGCTGGGCATAACTTACGCTTATCTTCATTCTTATCCACTCTTGGTAAAAACCCGCTCCATACTCGAATAGGGCTCGTGGTAACATCACTGGTTTCATTTAGCTTGCGCAACTCATTCATGAGATAGGCAGCAATGCCGTCTGATACGTCTAATGGTGTCATTAGTTACCTCCTAACGCGCGCTCTAATTCGTGATGTAAGCGCTTTTCATACATTGCCATGCCTTCCTCTTGCATGGCATTCATAACAGTTTCATTACCAAACATTTGCGGTAAAGCTGGTCCATATATCCCCTTTAATGGGTATCGGTCCTTGCCTTGGCGTTTCATAAAGATACCTGATGCACTAACAAAGCCATTTGGCACATTTGTCTCTATGCCTTTTTTAATTGATACAAACACACCTTTTCGCTTAAGTGATTTAATTTTGAAGTACTTTTGAGCGCTAGTATACCCACCTTTGATACGCATTTCTGCGCCATCATTCAATTTATTGATAGGTATACTGGCCTTTAAGACAGATACACCTTTGAAGACATAGATATTGCCTAGTGCTTTTATACCTGCTTTTCTTGCAGTTGTTATCGCACGTTTTGAGGCGTCTCTGTAGATACGTCGAACTCTATCTTCTTTCAGCCTTTCCAGTGCTTTTTCAATTGCTTCTAGTGCACTTGTATCAAGTTCTAGCTCAACCATCCGTCAACACCGCCTCTAGCTTCTGCTCTTAATTCAATGGATACTAACCCATCTTCT